AGTCAGTACGCCAGTTAGGTGATAAATGGCTTGTAGCTAAACAAGTTCAAAGAATCCAATGATTACTAGACAAGACGCAATCAAGGATTTAACAGGGCCGCTTTACTGTTGCTACTGTACTGAACCGAAGAACAACGGCTCATGCTGTGGCGAAAACCACTTCGTACCTTTCGAGGATTTATACGAGGAAGATAAAGAAGCAATGATTGAAGAATATTTAACTCAAGGAAATGAAAATGGTACATAAGAAGTTAATGCAAGCACGAATCATGTTGCAAAACGCACCTCTCAAGAAGTCTGGTCACAATAAGTTCGCTGGTTATTCATACTTTGAACTCGGTGACTTTATCCCCACGATTAACCAAATTTTTAACGAGGTTGGTCTGTGTGGTGTAGTGTCCTACGATACAGAGATTGCAAGCCTGACCATCACAGACACAGACGATGGTACTAGCCTTGTTATCACTAGCCCAATGGCAGAAGCCAATCTAAAGGGCTGCCATCCTATCCAGAACCTTGGTGCTGTAGAAACCTACACCAGACGCTACCTCTGGGTTACAGCAATGGAGATCGTTGAGCATGACGCTCTGGACTCCTCTGCACCTATTAAGGAAGAAAAGGTAATCATCACACCTACACAGGGTGCAATGGACAACATCCCAGAGGATGAACAGATTTATCTCAAAGAGTTAGCAATGGACTTAATTGCTCTCTGTGAGAAAGAAGAACCTAAGACAGCTTGGGTGAAGTTGGAAGCTGAGAACCTAGACGATCAACAAAAAATCGCTCTGTGGACTCTGCTGCCTAGTAAAGTAAGAAGTGCATTAAAGAAAGCGAAAGAGTAATGGAATACGACAACAACAATCGAGGAAGTTTGTTTAAGAACGACCGCAAAGACGATGCTAAATTTCCTGATTACAAAGGCAGCATTAACGTAGATGGGACTGACTACTGGCTATCAGCTTGGATTAAGATCAGCAAGGATGGAAACAAGTTTATGTCTTTGTCTGTCAAGAACAAAAACGCTGATGCTTCTTTGCAACCTAAGAAAAAGGTTAAAGAAGAATTTGACGACTCAATGCCTTTCTAGGAAATATATGATTAAAGTAGATGACCCTTGGATGCACAGATCAAAACACATGAGTTGCATAACTTGTATGTGGTTTGTGGCAAAAGCTAAGACAGATGAAAAATCAAAAAGCCCAACAATAATTGGCAGGTGTCGCAGACATTCACCATCTATGGGAGGCTATCCAGTTGTCTTTATGGCTGACTGGTGTGGTGACCATAGAGTTGACGAAAACAAAATTTAAGTTAATAGGGGGAAAGCGGATGCTGTGCCAGTTGCGATCAAAAGCCTCTGATAACGCACAGACGCAGCGAGTACCCATCTCAAGGAGAAAATAATGGATTACAAAGAAGCGTTTAAAAGAATTTTCGTTATGCCTGACTTCCCAAGAGTGAGGACTACAGACCCGCTAACTTCTTTTGAAGCAGCAGAGGCTATTAAACCAGTAGTATCTCAGCATCACCAGATCATCCTAGAGTGCCTACAAAAGCATGGTGCTTTAGGTAAGGATGGAATCTCAGCATTGACAAACCTAGATGGCAATCAAGTCGCTAGACGATTGAATGAGATGAAAGTAATCGGATTGATTGAGTTGACAGGAAACACAGTTAAATCTAACTCAGGTAGGAACGAGAGAGAGTGGACTACTAAGCAATAAGAACTTCTAATGCGTGAGCAATATGTTTCTGTCTATCAGCTAAACCTATTGTTCCACCATTGATCTTTTTAGTCATGGTTACATAGTCTCTGGCATCAGCATACTGGTTTAGCTTGTGGGTATTCCAGAACCATCCAGCAGTCATAGCAGCGTAGCGAGGAGTAGCTACTAGATCAGGATTAATAACAAAATCCTCACCACAAGCAGTACCAGCATGATAATAGTTAGCATGACCAGTAAGTTGAATACAGCCACGACCACGGAAACGATAACCATCCCCAGACGCTTCATCTCTGTTACCCATCCTTGATGCGTAGACCTTGTTAGCAATCTTTTTGGGATTCCTAGCGTATTCGTTAGCCACTTCTATAGTTGGAAACCTAGACTTCCATAGTTTCATCAAAGTCTCAGCACGATAGTTCAAGTTCTCCTCAAGGACTTTAAAGTTACCGCACTCATGCCCACATTGACCAATGAAAGCAGCTTGTTGGGCAGGTGTAACAATTCCAAATCTCTGGAATGTTTCGTTTAACGCATCTACCCATTGCTCACCAATGTGAAGCAGTTTTAGTTTTTCACTTGTTACCATTTAGCAAGTCTCTCATTTGATTGTACGAATCCACACACGCATTGAGTGCAGCAGTATTCCGATCTCCCTGTGCCACTATTTCTGCGATGGCTTGGAGGGTTGCTCGCTCGGCATCAGAAGCTGTGTCAGTCGGTCTGTCAGGTTGACTGGTTGCTTTTGTATCTGTGGGGGCAATGGGGGTACTTGTGGGGGCTTGTACACAACTGGCGGCGGGGAGGCGCACCCTACCAGCACGAATGGCAGAATCCAAAGCAGTTTGTTTTTGGTTGACAGCATTTGTAGTCTCCTGAAGTTTGGTTGCAGTAGTGTTTAGTTGCTCATTAAGTTTCTGCTCGGTTTGTCGAGCCTCCTCGTTTTTGCGAGCAATTTCAATTTGCATTTCCTTGTCACGGTCGCTCCAGCCAAAATGATAACCGCCTCGGTAAGTGCCAAACAGAGTTATACACAAACCAACAAGTAACCAAGGAAGTGGTATGCCAAACATTAGCCCACCTCTTTACGAGCCATTGCCAACTGTTGACGCTCGTGATCAGCTTCTAGCAAATCAGGAGGCGTAGTCGGAGGAGGAGGAGGTGTCCAAGACTCATCTAGATCAGGGTTCTTAAAGTTCATCCAGTTAGGTGCTGAAGTTGTTGGCGACCAAGAGGCTGTAGGAGGCGTTACAAGCGTTTGAACTGGTGCAGGGCTACTCGGAGTTGGAGTGGGTGCTTGCGGAGGTGCTACAGCGTTCTGGATAGCGTTTACAGCCGTTCCTACACCCTTCTTACCGATAACTCCACCGATACCACCAACGATCAGTAAAACAATGTCGTTCAGCATCTTGGTGTAGGCCATATCTATCGGGGCCATGCTCTTGATAGGCTGAGTCACAAAGGTAACAGAGTACAGAAGTGCAACCACAATAAAGCAAAGAATCAATGTGACCATAACGACCACAAAGCCCCAAACGTAGGTTTCTACTTCCTCAATTGTTGGTCTTTTCTGGGACATCGTTAACCTTTTTTTCAAGAATGGGGGCTACCAAGTACTCAGGGCAAGTCTGGGTAAATTGGCACTTAGGTTTCTGGCAACTAGCGTGAACAAAGTTATCAGGGTTTTGGCAGAAATATCGATATCTGTCATCAAAGCAACCAGCTAAAAATATAACTGATATCAAAAAGATATATCTCATGCCATCACATCCACTTGTGAAGCCTTAACCCATTGAGTCTTGATCTCTTGGGCTTTTTGTTGGTGTTGGACTTGATGGTTTAACTCTGCCAACCTTTGCATATTCTGTTGGTGGATCACCCTATGAGCCTCCCATAGCATCCTAGCGTTCTCTTGATAAGTGGTGATTTTCATAACCCAACCTTTCCAAGCAACAATTTAACAATCTTGTCTGACAGATCGTCAGGAAGAAACCTGAGAAATCCTAGAAACCACCAAGCAGCGCATCCATAACAGAACACCTTACAGAACAAATTAAATTGTTTTTGGTATTCGTTCATCGCCCACCACAGCGTCTACTGGTTTCACAGAACTCCATCAATTCGTAGATTCCAATTCCAACTAAAAACAAAACAAAAGCAATTGCAGTAATAGCAATGACTATCTCTTTTTCTTCTTGTTCTTTAGCCTTAGCTTCTTTCTCAGCCTTCTTTAGTGCACTAATCTCTTTAGCGTCTTCTAAATCCATCTCAGCCTGACGAGCTTTGATCTTGTTCCAGACATCGATCTTTCCTGTCTGCATGAACAACATCTTTAATTCTTCCTCAAAGGCTCTGGCTTGCTCTAATGCCATCTCGATCTGGAGAGCAGTCCCCATGTTCGAGCCTTTTTTATCCCTCTTAGCCTGAAGCATTGCCTTGGTAGCGACAGACTTAGCGTCAAACATCTTGCCAATCATGGGGGCAAGAGAGCCTAAATCATTGGCTACCTTACTGGCTTTCTTGACCAAACTGATTGCTGACTGTATGCCAGCTAGAGCCGATACGGGATCCAACATTATTTACGCTCTACTTTCTTCCACTCTAGGCAAACAACCTTTCGGTTATACACATCACCTGTCCATGTCCATCTTATGCACTTGTATTCAGCTAGAGCCAATACAAGTAACCAACTCACTTCTCAGCTTCCTTGCGAGCAATCTTTAAGTGTTGGTGCTTGAACCAGATATTAGCCACCAAACCAACAAAGCCAATAATCACACCACAGAGAGCACCGAATTCATTGGCTGATAAACCAAAGAATACGGCACTACCAGCACCACCATAGGTAGCGATAGATGATGCTTTAGTCGCTACTGCTGATGCGGCTTCTGCGGTTTGCTGTTCCATTTGCGTTACCTTTTAAACTGATGCCGCACGAATTGCTGTTAAATCTTGGTTTGTCCAGAAAGTCTTGGCCAACATAATAACTAGATGCTCTTTATTACGAGCAACAGTGTCAGCCCAATCTTCAGCAGTCATGCCTTCTGGCTGTCCTGCGTTAATCAGGTTTACTGAGTCCATTGCGGCACTGTAGTGCTGGGCAATTTCTTCTGCGGTTGGGGTTTGTGTTTCAATAGTCATGATTAAGCTCCTTGATTAAGTTGAGATTTGAGGCTTTCAACCTCGGCAGAAAGTTGTTTGATTGCGTTGATTGCGTACCAAATCAAATTGTCAGTATCAACAGACATAACGCCTGTGGATTCTGTCTTTACGCACTCAGGCAGAACTTGTTGAAGTTCTTGGGCAATCACACCCAGTTGAACGCCAGACTTCTTAATTGCATCTTTTGGCTCAAGTTCGGCATCAACTTCTTCAGGCAAGCGGTACTCAAAGTTACGCACTTGAATAGCATTGATTTTTTCTAAGCCAATGTTGTTATCGACAATGTTTTTCTTTAGACGTTGGTCTGAAGTTGTTGTCCATGTAGTTGTATTTCCACCATTGTAAATACCACCAGAACCGCCAGCAGAAATAAATCCAGTAGATGAGCCTTTTCCCGGTACTGCTACATTAGATGTGCAGATTACCATTTCATAGCTATTACCCGCAGTACCTTGCCTTGAACCAACACCAACATACAAGTTGTAATCGCCAGAAGTTGCGTTAGTACCTGCGCCAGCACCAAGAAAAGTATTAGCGCCACCAGTTGAGTTAGTTCCCGCTAAATTACCTACAGAAACGTTGTCACCACCAGTGGTATTGCTATAACCCGCTTGATAACCAACAGCAGTGTTGCTTTGGCCTGTGGTATTTAAGTAACAAGTTTGGAAACCTATAGCAGTATTGCTACTCGCTGTGGTGCTTGCTTGAAGTGCGCCATATCCAACACCAGTATTTAATGAACCAGTGGTATTGTTAAACATTGTATTAACGCCACCAATAGCCACATTTTGAACCCCTGTTGTATTGGCATAAAGGGCTTGCATACCTAACGCAATATTTCCAGCGCCAGTGTTAGTTGAAAAAGCCGCACGATAACCTACAGCAGTGTTGTTAGATGCTGTGGTGTTTTGTTGAAGTGCAGAAACTCCTAAAGCTGTGTTGTTTGCGCCAGTGGTATTAGCATATAAAGACGCATTTCCATAGGCCACATTAGCTGAACCTGTTGTATTGGAATACAAAGAAGTTTGACCAAACGCAGAAAGTGTTGTTCCTGTTGTATTTGTATAAGCAGCTTGATAACCTACAGCAGTATTGTTAGATGCTGTGGTGTTTGCTTGGAGGGCTTGCTGACCAACTGCTGTATTAGCACCACCACTTGTGTTTTGATATGCCGCCGCATCACCGACAAAAGTATTATTGCTTCCTGTTGATGCGTTTCCAGCAAACCGACCAACAAATAAGTTGTTAGTTCCTGTTGTGTTTGCAGCACCAGCGCCAGAACCAACTGCTGTATTAAAGTTGCCAGTTGTATTAGCCGCCAAAGCACTAGCACCCACCGCAGTATTGGTAGCCACAGCACCTGCACCACGGCCTACTGTTAGGTTGTTAATAGTTCCAGTAGTAGTCAGTGTAGTAAACGCACCTGTAGAGGCTGTTGTAGAGCCAATAGGCCCGTTAAACGAGTCTCCAGCAGCACCTGTCTGAAAGTCTTTCAGTTGAGCCATTAACTCACGGATAGCATCGTTGACATTGCTTGGAGCCATGCCCTCCCCGATAAAGATCGAGTCAATATCGGTATTGTTAGCTGGTGTACTGGAAAATTCACTTATCTTTGTCTTGGCCATGTATAGCTCCTAGTTCGGTTAATCTGATTTTAAGCCTTGGTGGTTGACAAGGCAATTTGTTTATGAAAGAATGTTTGTAGGCTTAGACCTTGGGTGTACCAGACCTCAATAGTTCTAAGCCATAGGCTTCCCCTTGGATATTTGCACTGGTACTGCGAATGTTCAAGGGGTTTTTCTTTGGTGGATATATGGAAATCACACAGCAATTTCTTCACGAACTTTTTGAGTATCGTGATGGTCATCTCTTTTGGAAAGTTGACCGCAGAGGAAACAAACTTAAAGGCAAACAAGCCAGCAGACTTAAAAAAAGCAACGGCTACCAAGAAGTAACAATTAACAAAAAAAAGCACTACGTTCATAGAGTCATTTTTATGATGTTTAATGGTTATTGGCCTGAACAGATAGATCATATTGATAGCAATCGTTCAAACAATTTAATATCTAATTTGCGTGAAGCAAACAACGCTCAAAACAACAGAAACACAAAACTTAGAGCAACCAACACAAGCGGATATAAAGGCGTTTACATGAACAAACAAAGCGGACGCTTTATTGCCAGAATTACAGTCAATTACAAGGGTGTTCATTTGGGCTGCTTTAAAACTATTGAGGAAGCCAGTCAAGCCTACAAAAAAGCCGCATTGGAACTACACGGAAGTTTTGCAAGACTTGAGTAGCCATTATTCAATTCCAAGTAAGTTACGTTGTTCTTGGTCTAAGTCTTCAATAGACAAAAGACCACGCATTGCTGTTGGTGCTACAGCCCTGAATGGGCCACCAGTTATCTCTGGAGTGCCACCATAACGCATCATGTTAGACAAGTCCTCTACGCTACCTCTACGCATATTAGTAGCAGCTACACGAGAACCTGCCGCACCTAATGCCATTGGAATACCAACAGCAGGAGCCATTACAGTTGCTCCACCTGTAAACAATCCGCTTACAGGGCCAGTTGGTGCAAAGCGACCAAAGAACTTAAGCATATTTTGAACATTGCCACCTTTAGCTGCTTGCTCAATAGCATCTTGTTCTTCTTTGGTGAACAAACGCATTTTCTTGTCATTCTTGGCAAGCTGGCGCAATTGTTTTGCAAGTGAGTTTTCTTCACCAGACTGAGTAAATTTACTTCTGTCTAATTTTGCCTCGTTAAGCATATCCTCAAAGACTTCAGACTTCTTCATTCTTGAATAAGCGTTACGAGCCTCAGACCACAATTGACCTGCGTTTTTCATGTCTCCAGAAGCAATAGAGTCTTTTGGAACAGTCATCAAATAATTGTCATAGTCATCCAAAAGGATAGATGCAATTCGTCTTTCTTCTGGGTCTGTGCTTTTTTGACCACCACGAATCATCTTACGCAATGCCTGTAGTTCAGCCCAATCTTTAGGTTGAGTAGTAGATGTAAGTTCTTCAATAGCACCAGAAATTTTTGGATATGCTTTAGGTGTATAACCTTCTTCTCTAAGACCCTTTGAAATCTTATCCATTGCATTAACAAACTCATCAGTTTTTAACTGAACACCAGATTGTTGCAGTTGGTTATATCTGTCTGTGGCAATCCTGTCTAATGCTTGTGTAGACAATGCTTCTTCTCTTTGAGGTCGTTTAACACCGCCAGCCATACCTGTAGCCAATGTAGCACCAGCACCATACAAAGGATTTCCAGTAGCTTCTGTTACTGTTTGACCAGTCATAACAGCAGTAGGAGAAACTATTGCTTGTGTCTTTGGTGCTACAGCAAGTTGCTCTGTAACTCCACGAGTAACAGGAGATGCCGCAGTACTCGACGCTTTAATCAAAGCAGGGATGGTTCTAGCAACACCAGTCATAGATTCAAGACCTGCACCAACTACTCGCTCTGTTGGAGTCTGTGTTTCAGGCGCAGCAGGAACACCTGCCCTTGTCATCAAGTTTTGAATTGCTTGAGATGCTGGCATTAGTCGCTTATCAGTAAATGGAGAAGCAACCAAGTTAATCAATGAATTTAAAGCATCAGCCGCAGGTACAGCCATAGAACCAACAACAGTACCAACAGGCCCACCAAACGAGCCAATCTTTGCGCCAGCTAATGTAGGAGCCATAGCACGATAAGCCAAACCTGCGCCACGTTCTAATGATTCTTTAATGCTTGGCTTTTTAGTTGACTCGGATTTTGATTGTGCAAGAGCATATTGATATGCTTCTGCATCAGTCAATTCTTTGTCAGAAGTGACTTCGTAAGTGCCCTGACCTTCAATTGTTACTTCATATGTTGCCATAGTTATTTCTTTCTAACAGTAACACCAGCAGGTATTTCAGAATCTGTCAGTTGTGGAACTTTTGGTATTGGTGCAGTAATTTGATTTGCCGCACGACCAGAAGCAACTTCAGCAGACCTGAGCAAGTTGTTCAAACGCTCTTGTTTTGTTTTAACTGTTGCGTCACTATCTCCAATTTGTGGGAAATAAGACTTCTTGTAACCAGCCAATTGCTCACGGCTATATGCCGCACCAGTTCCCAATGTCAATGCCGCATCAAGTACATCCTCTTGCGCTGCCTCAACAATTTGTCGTTGCTCAGAATTTAACTTGTTTGGCAAGAAATCTGTGCGTGACACAAACCTAGCAATTTCTGCTGCTGTGTTTGGCATAGCCGCTTTAGGGTCTGCGCCAATAGCTTGATTCATTTGCCCAACGCTGAAGTTCAAACGGCTAGCCAATGTAGCGGCTTTACGCTCACCCTCTGATGGCATATTGATATTTGTCGTTGGGCGTTTTTGCTCTTGTAACTGAAGGTATGCAGCTTGTTCGCGGGGTGTCAATTTGCTAAAGTCTTGGAACTCTTTAATTGAACCAGCAGGTGCGTCAGGTGCTGTATAAAGAACTTCCATTGTGTTTTTATCAAGAACAACATTTCCTACTGTTACTGTATCTCGCCTTCTTGGTGCTCCAGTAGCTACTTCAGTAACTTCACCAGTAAGAGGATTACGCTGATATTGCTTTTCACCTTCACCAAGTTTGAATATCTCTCCACCCATAGCCTTCTGCGTAGAAATCAAATCGGTAAGTGTTTTACGACCTTCTGGCGTTGCCATCAATTGAGGTGCAATACGACCTATATCAAAACCAGCGGGTCTAGCTTGTACCGCAGCAGAATCACCAATAAATCTACCATCTTCTACAATCTCTTGTGATGGTCTTGCTTGTACTTCAGGAGTAACACCTTGACCAAGAACTTGCTGAATACGTTTTTGTTCAGCCAAAGCTAATTGTTCTTGCTGACGCTTACGCAACATATCTTGAATCTGTGCGTTTTGCAGTTGTTGTTGCAGACTTCCTTGCATGGCTTGACGATAAGCCTGTTGGCCTTGCTGAAGTCCCTCAACAATAGACGCACCACCTCTGCCACCTTGGAATAGGCGACCTGCTAATGCGTAGAGTGCTTGGGCTTGTGCATCGTCACGATTCTTTTGTACATCCTCTGGAGACATCCCCAAAAGACCCATTGTGTCAGCACCGCTAGTGCCAAAAATGTCTAATAGTCCTGCCATGATTTAACCTCCACCACTCAACCAGTTGCCAAGTTCTGACAAGCCTTTAGCACCACCGATGTTTTTATAGATACCTGCCGCAGTAGCAGCACCACCTAACAGATTCTGAAAACCAGAAGGTTGAGGAGCAGCACTACCACCGCCTTGCTGTGCTCTACCTAGTGGGTTGCCATAAACACCAGACAGGAAGTTAGCCAAGTTCTGTTGAGGCTGAGTTTGTTGGAAGTTGAACTTAGCAATGTCAGCTTGTTGCTGTGCGCCTGTGTAGCCTTCACGCATCTGACCAGCTTTGAGCATATTCTGAATGTCAGCGTAGTCAGCCTGAGCCATTTGAGGTGCAGCCATCGTAGCCGCTTGTTGACGACCACGCTCTGCTTCGTAGTTCTGGTAAGCCAAGCCACCAGCCGTATCAGCCAAAGTCTTAGCAAACTGACCGCTAGCACCTTGTTGCATGGTAGACATAGCACCAGAACCATAACGACCTGCCTTAGAAGCCGCAGAACCAATGCTACCTAGTGTTTCTTTAAACTTAGACTCAGCCGCTTGTGCCGCAGGGTTAAACGCACCTTGAAAGAAAGGATTGCCTTGCAAGTAACCACCTTGGATGGTGTTTTGCAATTGACCTTGAGCCGCACCAGTTAAGGGGCTACCCTGAGAGGCACGTTGCTCTAAAGCCTGTAATCCAGTTTGCGTTTGCTGTGATGGGCTTACATAAGTCTGACCACCATAGTACTGAGGCCCGCCACCTTGGTATAGCTTTTGGGCTTCTTGCAAACCATAAGATAGGTAAGGCTGAATTGTTGGGTCAATGTTTGATGTAGTTGCCATAGTAGGACTCGCAGTCGTAGTAGGTGCTACAGGGGCTGTTGTAGCAGGTTGAACAGGGGCAGGTTGAGCAACAGGCTCAGGTTGAGGTGCAGCCACAGGCGCAGGAGGCGGTGTAGGCGCAGGTTCAGGTGTCACCACGGGAGGTGGTGGTGGAGGAGGAGGGGG